CATAGTTTTCCTGTGTTGGGCGGTCTCCAGTTTGAAAGAGAGCCTTTACGCTTGATATTGATATTTTCGCCATAATGGAATTATATCATATATTTCAAAGTATATAGTTATTGACACCGATTATTTGAAGTCCAATACCAGGGATTCCAGCATTTGCTCCCAAGAGTCCAATGGTTGTAAATCTAACCCTAAATGGAAGAACTTCAATAGCAATAGAGGTTTTTTCGTTTGCAATAACATTTAATTCTGGATAGTCTGTTAATTCTATAGATGCAAAAAAAGGTTTGACATCTGTAACTGTTGTTAAATTACTAAGGTCATTTAATTCTGTTAATGGATAACTTTTTGACTTTATATTGGAAGGTATAAAACCTTTATCACTTATAGCGACTGATGCCATTATGATTCCTCGTTATTTGTAATATCCTCAACTATAATCATTGATCCCCGAGCAACTGTCCATACACGGGTTGCATCTCTTAATTCAATATCAAATATATCTCCAGTATTTAAACTTCTTGATTCGGCAGATGTTAAAGATACTGTAAATTCTCCTACACTATCCCCTGCTGCTGCTGCTGGAAAAATTGTTCTTACATGTGCTGCAGTATTACTGTCTATGTCTCCTGCTACAGTTGGTCTTTTAATTTCCATTTCAATATCCCAGTCAGCAATCACTAATGGATCTTGATTATCATCTGTCACATATACTCTAAATGCTGCTGTGTCACCTTTTACGACTGTCCAGGTAACTGTTGGTGGTTTCGATCCAACAGAAAAAGAGTCTTGCCCTGTAGTTCTATATGTTGCCATTATAATAAACCTTCCTTAAGTGCTCCCCAAGTAGCTGCTACTGACTTAGGAGATGTAACAATAATAATTCCAGTTGTTGAATTAGATTTTCCAACAATACCTACTGAAACAGCATTTGATGTTGGCTTTGTAGCGGTTAGCCCTCCACCAGCTGCAACATATAACACATTTCCAGCGGTATATGAATTAGTATTGATATCGCTAAAAATTCCAGAAACAATAATAACGCCATCAGTAGAATTTCCAATATTTGTTTGAGCTAGTCCTACTACTGGAAATGTTCCTATAGTAGATGCATTTGCTTTTGCAATTGTTGGTTTAGTTGAATACCCCGAAATATATACTGGATCACCTTTTGTAATTGATGCTCCACTAACATTTCTAACTTCTAATGTATGATATGCAACTCCAATAGTTGGCAAGATTGCATCAATTGCTTCAGCCAATGACTGAATATCTTCGTGAACATTAACAGGATCTGTTAATATTGGATACGGTAAATCATAGGTAATAGTCTCTCCTGAAGCCATTTATCTATTATACCACCTGTCAAATATTATTTTATTAATTTATAAAAATGTTACAAAAACTTGCTTTTTACCTAGAATTCATGTTATACTTATATCATGCTACCAACTGGTAGCAATTGTTCTCTAGGAGGTTATTATTATGAGAAGAGACAAGAAAGCTTGGATTGGAATCCTATCTTTAGTTGGATTGCTCGCACCTATAAGTAATTCTGCTAATGCTATAAGTGTTACAGTTGAAAATAATTTACTAAGTAAACCGTCGGTTAAATCTGTTGATCCTGCCCCCAAAGGGGCATTTTTGGTTTCTAAGGTTAGAAATCAAATAGCACTAAAAAAATATCAAAATGCAGACAGACTAACTGATCGTCAACTAGTTGATCTATTAAAGGCTGTTGGTTTTAGAGGTAATGGATTAAAGACCGCTTGGGCGGTAGCTAAGGCTGAATCTAATGGGCAACCAATTAGATATAACGGAAACATTAAAACTGGTGATAACTCCTATGGGTTATTTCAAATTAATATGATTGGGGAACTTGGACCAGACCGTAGAGAAAAGTATGGCATTAAGTATCACGGAGAATTAATGAGCCCCGTAAGAAATGCTGAAATTGTTTACGCTATGACTCAAGGTGGAACAAATTGGAAATCTTGGAAATATGCCAAGACTCCGCCTGTTAAGAAATGGTTAGCAAAGTTTCCTAACAAATATGCTTAAATAAAATATTAATATTACCCCCTATTTATTTAGGGGGTTTTATTTTTATCTAAATGTAGAATTATTTATATGACTAACATTTATGCTATTTACATTAAAATGACTTGGCAATGAAGATACCCAAAGAATAGACTGAGCAAGATCTTCTGCCGTCAATGCATTGTCCTTTTTTTCTGATTGAGTATCAATTGTTCCAGGACAAATTTCAGTAATTTTTATGTTGTATGATGGAAACTCTATTCTCATAGTTTCTAATAACCCAATTTCACCTCTTTTGGCATTTGTATAATTACCTCCCCCAGGATATGGGACATTGCCACCTATAGAAGTTACAAAAATAATTGTTGGTGATACTGATCTTTGCATACATGGAACAAAAAGTTGAGAAAGATACATTGGTCCCGAAACATTAATATCATAAGCAATCCTAAAATTTTCCATAGTTTCTTGTATAATATTTTTAGGGTTTGAACCACCACCAGCATTATTAACTAAAAGGTCTAGCGTAATGTCTTTATATTTTTCAAAAAAAGATTTTATTTGGTTTTCATTTGTAATGTCTAGTTGATATGTTTCAACATTATCCGATATTAATTCTTTTAATTTAGATAAATTTCTAGAAACAGCAATAACCCTATATCCATTTTCAGATAAAAACTTTACTGTAGCATGTCCAACGCCTTTACTTGCTCCAGTTACTATGGCAGTTTTCACTATTTACATTGTTTCTTGTTTGTTATTCCATGACATATCATTATGTATCCAATGACCTGGAACCATATATTTAAATCCTGTTTTTACAATGTGTGCAGTATGATAATAAGGTGCGGAAGAAGGAAATATAATTATACTTCCAGCTTTTGGTTTAACACCAAATGCAATTTCATTATTAGCCAAGGCTATATCATAATCAAGACTTGGGGATGGCGCTGAACGAACATCTTCATATGGAGACATAACAAAAGAAATTTCTCCCCCCTCAAAATCATCATTAAGATACATAACTAAAGAATATCGCAAAGTTTTATCTCCATCTAGTTGATCATAATGTGATCCCATTCCAATTCCCGCTTGATATTTTTTAATATTAAAGGTAGGAAAAAGTTTTGGCTCATCGTTATCTCCCATTGCCTCTGCATAGTCTTTACATACGTCATAAAAAGATTCTGTAACTGTATTATAAATAAAAGCCATTTTGCTTTTTAAAGGCTCTTCTAAAGTATTAATTTGATTTAGATCAAACGTTTTGGTTACACCATAAATAAAACTTTTATCGTTAGATGCTGTCCAGTCTAACCATAAAGAAGATTGGCTTTCATTTTCAATTAAATCAACTTGGTCTATAGTTGACATTAGTTCTGTAAAATTTTTTACGCCATCTGGATAATAGTATACTTTTTCTTCTAGGATCTCTTTGTTCATTTTATCTCCTCTTTAGTATTTATTGTTTTCATAAAAATTCTTAACCTTTATAAAACCTACCAGAACATATCTAATTGGTCCTGGACCAACATGCCTTACTCCGTGATTATAGTCTTTTGTTCCTGGAAATAAAAGAAGTGATCCTGGTTTTGGTCTTAATTCTATGTTGTGGTTAGAAAAGAAAATCTCTCCTTTTGAATAGTCTTCATTTAAATAAAGAATTGCAGCATGTCTAATGGATGGGTCTGTATCTTGGTCGGTATGTGGTTTTAGCTCTACCCCTTCTTGCATTCTTTGAATAGTTGCAAAACCACTAAGATCTAATGACTGATCTGCGTTTTTTACAAGATCTCCCAATCTTTTATAAATTTTGAGTTGAATTTCAGTATTAAGTATGTTAAAATTTTTATCTTCCCAGTTTTGAGTAATTTCAAATTTACCTTCTGCTACTAAATTTTCAACATCATCTCTTCCAAATTTTTCAAGACAAAAGTTTTTTAAATTTCCTAAATATTCTATACGCCAATCTTCTTCGCCAATACTATTTATAAGGCTAAAAATATCTTCTATTTCTTCTTTAGAAATAAAATTTTCTACCAATATAATATTGTCATCTATTTTTTTTATTTCAAAATTGTTTTCATTTAGTTCTTTTTCTAAAAAAGCACCCATATTATTTTAACTCTTCTATGCTATATTTATTTCCATTTTCATCCAACTTATATCCTTCTTTAAGAAGATTTTGCCATTCTTCTTTTTCAATTTTTTGAGCAGCCCTAACTTTGTCCATCTCTTCTTTCCATGCAGTTCTCAACTCTTCTGGATAGTCTGACTCTTCTCTATCATCCCAAAAAGATCCCAATGTATACCTAATGCCTTTAGTTATTATACTTACCTCATGCATGTTGTTGTGGCTACCGTTAAATGCTGCCAGCATTCCAACCTTTGGAGATAATTCAACATCCCTATCTGGAAACTTTAATAGTCCGCCATCAAAATCATCATTTAAATATAAAAATGCAGCATATCTACTTCTTTCAAATGCTCCAAAATTTCCATGCTCATCTGTGTTATCTGAATGAATTCGGGCAAAAGCTCCTGGTTCCCATTTTTGTGTATGATATCCTATTTGAGAAATTTTTTCTTCAGGGGTGTCATGGACAGATGCTACAGCTTTAATTATTCCACTTTTAATATCTGAAAATATAGTTGGAGTTAATCCAAATTCTTCTAGTTCTGGATCATTATCTTGTGGCAATACTGAAGAATATGATTCGTAAAAAGATATAGGGGTCCATGAAATCTTTTGATTTTCTGCTTGTTTTTCTAATGCTAAAATAATTTTAGCTGACTCTTCGGCAGTTAAAAAATTTTCGTAGACAACCAAATCTTCATTAATTCTTTTTTTATTATTTAGATTCATGGTTTTTTATCTCCAGTATGCTCTGTAATTTCCCAGAAGAATGGGCAAGTAAATCTTATACCACTTTTTATTTCAGTCACTCCATGAATATAATGCATATCACCTGGGAAAAAGTAAGCAGCACCTACTTTTGGTTTAAATTGAACACCTTGATTTGGAAAATACAGCTCTCCACCTTCATAGTCTTCATTTAAATAGAATAAACTTGAAAGATCATAGTTTGGAAAATCATTCGGCAATCCAGCATCTGGACCTTCATGTAGTTCTTTATCTGCGTGAGGGTGCTGATACTGTCCTGGAAGCCATTTTACTATTGTTGCTCCAGTTGGAATAACTTTAACTTTATAAAAATCTTCAATGATTGGTTCTAGTCTTTTAAATAAATTTGCAATAACTGGTGCTATTTTTGGATCATTTTTATTTAAACTTGGAGTAGTAGCAACTCTATCTTTCCAATAGTCTGAATCATATATGACTGTTCCATTTTCATTAACATGACTTTCTGTTACATCCCAAATTGTTATAGATTTTGCAGCTTTTTCTAAAAAGTCTATTTCATCTTGAGTCATAAAATTCTCTAACTCAACAATCATTTCTTTTCCACTACCAAACCAGCCAGAAGGTGTTTTGGAAGGTTTTCTAGTTACAACATTATCTAAGTCAGCCATAATTAAATTATACCATTGGTTCCATTTTTAGTATTATCTGTAACAGAAAGTTTTAAAACCTTTGCTTCATGCTTTCCAACAGTTTCTCTTTTTTCATTTACAGCATCTCTATACCAGTCTGTCCATTCTCCTTTTGAATTTATTTTTTGTGCTTCTTCTCCATAAGACTTTATGCTTTCTTGTCTTTTTTGTCCTGGATCAGAAAAATCAATAATATCAATTGAAGTATTGTTCATTTGAGTAAGCGATATTGGAACAACCTGTGCAATAGGAGTGTTAGCTTTAATTAAAATATTTTTGTTTGCAGTTTTTGCTTTTATTGCTAATGGAAAATCAGTATCAAGCCAAGAAGTGCTAATCAAAGATGACACAACCTCAAAATTGTCATCAAAATAGTTAACAGGAGTTATAGTAAACATACTGATATTTTCATCAGTTCTAAATATTAATCCAGTAACTATGCTTACTGTTGCCTGACCTCTTCCTGTATATAAGAAATCTTTTTTACTAAGAATATCAATATTTTCAGAACCTGTATCATTTACTCCGTTCCAAACAAACTCTATGTCTTCTGTGCAAGATAAACTCCAGCCAATCATATTGGCTTGAGTAACTGGAAAACACCTATAGGCATGTTTTTCTGGAGTTAAATCCATCCAATCTCTTTTTATAGACATTGGAGATATATTTATTACAGACTCTGGTTTTTTTTCAATTGATATATTAAGCATTAGTCTTCGTCTTCACGATACATTTCTGGAGTGTGAAATTTTTTATTATAATCTAACATAGTGACAATAGAATATTTTGTTCCAGAATGAACTGGCATTGCTCTATGTGGATACATAAAATTGGAAGGAAAGATAAACAAGTCCCCAGCCTCTGGTTTAACACTTAAATTTTGAAGTCTAAAATACAGCTCTCCACCCTCATAGTCATCATTTACATAAGCTACTAACGAAACTGTGCAATTATATGAAAATCCATGATCATGATGTTCTTGGAAATGTTGTCCTGGACCATATTTAATAAAATTAAAAGCTTCCCAATATTTTAAATCCATAATGTTATGCTGTGCTCTATAATCTTCAACTGCGTGGAATTGTGCATCATAAACATCTTGCCAAAGTGCTTGAAGAGCTATAGAGGCTGGATCTGAATCTTGTTGTATATCAGTCTTTTTAAATTTAAAATCGGAGCAGTCTCTGTATAGTGGCATAAGTTCTTTATATCCTACATATGCTGGCATCCAGTGGTATTTATTTCCATCTTTGGATAATTCTCCAACTGGGGCAAGTTCTCCTAAAGTATTTTCTAATCTATTTATAACATCAAATTCTTTTTTTATAACATTTTTGTATAAAAAAATTCCATTACCTAAATCTTTTTTTTCTGTCCAAGTTTGCATTTTGTTCCCCCTAGTTGTAATCTCTTTTAGACCAAACTTTATTTTTATAGATACCGCCGTCTGGTTGACGATAAAACTTCATGTTCTCTACCATTTTATCATAAATTTCTTTTTCTTGTTGAATATGTATTTCTTGTTGCCAATCTTCTCTTTTAAAAGGCAAAATTTGCATATATGGTGTTCCTGCAGGAATGGTTCCTTCCCAACCTTCTGGAATAAAAAATGGAAATGTTCCTAACAAGTTAACGTTATCTACATCAACAACACCAGTTGTATTTAAAAATGGAAGATCAAACCTATTCATTGGAGACATAAAAATAGCACTATATCCTTTTGGTAAATCTATAGCCCAATCTGGATACCAGGCAAAATGATCTTTATAGAATCCATATGGATGTTCAAATTGGGGCATTGGAGGTCTTTTTCCACAAAAATCTTGATATCTGGAATCTAATATTTTAACATCAATAGTTCCACTATCATTTTTAAAAAAAGTAATGTCACAGGGTGTTTTTAATATATATCCACTTGTAAACCCATCCAAAATAGCTGGACACGCTTTCCAAGTTGGGATCTTTCCATAATCATTTTCTGTTCCCTCTTTCGGAAATGGACATATTGTTGATGGAGCATTCCAGTATTCATTTGTAATAGGATTTTTGGCAAACCTATCGGCCTTTTTATACCATTCAGGAATAGAATTTTTAGTTGGACTTGGAGCCGATACACTTTCTTTATTTAGCCATGGCCTATAAGATATAAATTTAATTAAATTTAAAGATACATCAGACTTATTAACCATTATGTTTATGACCTAATTCATTTATATCTGTCATTATTACAACACAATACTTTGTTCCTGATTTTATTGGCAGTGATGCATGTTCATAGATATAATTTGAAGGGCAAAGCACTATGTCTCCAACTTTTGGCTTATAGACAAGATTATCTAACCTTGGAAATTTTAACTCTCCGCCTTCGTAGTCATCGTTAATATAGACTACGGCTGATACGGTGCAATTATATGCTGGCCCATGGTCTGCATGAATATTGAAGTGAGAACCTTCCCCCTCATATTTAACAAAATTAAATGCTTCGTAATATATTACATTTATTCCCCAATATGCAGCATAGTCATCTACACAATATTTTAATTTTTCATATATTTCTTGATGAAGATCTATAAGCTCTGAATTATTTTCATCCCTTGGTCCTAAATTTTCTTGTTTATATTTAAAATCTACACAGTCTCTTGCTTTTTTAATTGGAGTTGTAGAGTTTGTCACTTGTGCTTCCGACCAATTATATTTTTTGTCTTGGCTTAAATTTGACTCAAGAGTATTTATATATCTTTTAGAATCTTCTAATGAAAATACATTTTGATAAGCATTGACACCTAATGCTAAATTTTCAACCAATACCCCATTGTCTAGTGACTTTTTAACTATTCTATTGCTTGATGTTTCAGATCTATCCTTTGTAAACCAGTGATTTGAATTTTCATCATTCATAAATACCCCCTTTGTATAATCATACCACAAACCTAAAATTTAATAAAGTTTTTAGAATCCAAAGAATGGTGCAAAGTATGGGAAGAACGGTGGGAAAAATGGGAAGAACGGGAAGAACGGGAAGAATGGGAAGAATGGTGGGAAGAATGGGAATGAAGGTGGGAAGAATGGGAAGAATGGTGGGGCTACTGGAGTAACAGAATCAGATGCTGATGATGCTGCTGATGTTGCAATGACACTATTGTCAGTATTTCTTGTTTGTGCTGTTACTGTAAATGTATAGGCAGTTCCATTTGTTAATCCTGTAACAGATATTGGAGAAGTAGCAGAAGAAGCTGTAACTGATCCTGGAGAAGAAATTGCTACATATATATTATTGGTTGATGGCTTTCCTAAATATGATGGATTTGTAAAAGGAACACTTGCAGAAGCGTTGCCAGCAGTTGCAGTTCCTATTGTTGGAGCTGTCGGTTGACGTCCATCAGACGATGCTGATACCCCTGGAATTATTGGCATTATGCAATCAAATCTCCAATAAGAACCCAAGTATTTTCTGCACGTTTAATTAATGTAGCAGATGACCATTGTGCTCTTAATTTTAGTCCTGGTGTTGCATTTATAGTTACCCCACCAGTTGCCACAACGGTTGTTTGACCAACACCAGTTTGTAAAATATTAATTTGAGATCCAATTGGATATGCAACTGATGAGTTTAATGGGACAGTTAAGTTGTTAGCAGAAGCATTGCTTATTTCTACTAATTTATCTTTATCTGTTAATACTAAAGTGTAAGATGCTGCTTGAGCATTTATAACTAATGTTGATGTGGCAAAATCTATTGCTGCCGTTCCATTTCCTACTTGAATCTTTTTATTTGTTGTATCCCAGGAAATTCTTGCATCTGTTGTAGAAGATGTTGTAGATAATGTTAGGTTTGGAGATGTTAAAGAATCTGACCATTCAAGTCCTGTTGCTGTGGCGCTATTTGTAGTTAATATTCTTCCATTTGCGCCTGCAGTTAATATAAGTGGTGTATCGTTTGCAGATGCGCTAAGAAGATCTCCCTTAGCATTAAAAGCAGACTTTGCAACTGCTGTAGTAATGTCAACTGCTGTAATCTGATCTTGAAGACTATTGAGTGTATATGCTATAGATGGGTTAATTAAGTTTGCTTTATTGGTTTCTGCGGTATCAAATGTATATGACCCATAGTGATAGGCACGTAGTGCTGCTTGAATATCAGCGGCATCTGTATACCCTGGAATTTTTGTTGGAACTAGGGTTCCAATACTCTCAACTGCCATAAATCACCTCTTTGGAAATTATATCATAAGTATACATATTAAGACCCTGCAACTTCTAAAATTGATATAAAAATGTGAGTTACGACTTCAGCATTTAGAAGTGCCCAATCTCCATATGGGCCAGAATCTACATTGCTTCTAAACTCTACTGCTTTTAAATTAATTACAAGATTATCTCCGCCTGCACCAGAATCAATTTCAAGAGCTGGAATAGTCATAGAAGATGCTAGTGGATTATCATGAGCAATACTATACTGAACACTAAAGTTATCTGCAGACAAAGGAGTTCCAGTAATATCAATAATATTTGCAACTGGTATAACTATTTCTGCTGCCCCAGCTGTAAATGTAGTTAAATGATTTTCTGAATAAATTGTTGGATTAACGGATAACAATGGAATCCATGTGTTTCCACCAGGCTGAGATACATATTGATACATATACGCATAGCCATCTCCTGGTGAAGCGTTTATATATAAATCATTTAGTATTGGGGTTTGTCCAATCTCAATATCATTTGGATCTCCAATACCCGCAAAAACTTGGCTACCACGAGTTCCTGTTGGACCAATGTCAACTAATACTTCAACAGTATTTGGGGGACCTAAAACGGTAACATCATCATTACTTAATAATACATCTGGCATTACACAGCACCAGTGATATCATCAGTTACGGTTATTGATCCAGTTAGAATAGTTAAAATAACATCTGGGTTTGGGATGGCATCAGTAATTTGAACATCATAAACATATGTTCCTGCAGCAAGTGTTCTTCCAACGGCTGGTGTAATTGTGCAAGTAATAATATCTGTTGTAGCATTTGCTACTGCTGCTGCAACATATTGAGTTCCTGTTGATCCACGTCTGTTAGCAATAGTGAAAGTTGCGGTGTAATTGGTTAAATCATAAGCAGACCCATTTGATGTTTTTGGACGGATTACAAACTCTGCAGTGTCGCCACGGTAGTAGTTAAAATTATATGTTCCTGGAAATGCCATTGTTCCTCCTATAATATTATACCATTAGGAAACTGATATATATATTCCTTTTAGCATAGCAGACCCTTCATTGTCAGACCTAACTTGTAGTATACCACCAAAAGCCTTAACCTCTTT